GAAGAAGACCAACGAACAGATCGCCGCCGAGGTCCTCGCGGGTGACTGGGGCAATGGTTACGCCCGTACTCAGAAGCTCCGTTCGGCCGGCTACGACCCGAACGTGATCCAGCGGCTCGTGAACATCCTGCTCGACAAGCAGCAGGCCGCGGCCAAGAAGAAGACGGTCTCTCAGATCGCCGCGGAAGTCATCGCCGGCGAGTGGTACACCGGAGCACGTCGAGTCGAGGCTCTGACCAAGGCCGGCTACAACGCGGCCACCGTCCAGAAGGAGGTCAATCGCCTCCTGCTCGGCAACAACGCCAGCAAGAAGTCCGTCCACCAGCTGGCCACCGAGGTCATGCAGGGCAAGTGGGGCGACGGTGAGGTCCGTGTCCAGAGGCTCACGCGCGCGGGCTACAACGCCAAGGCCGTCCAGGCCGAGGTCAATCGCCGCAGCTAGCAGTGCACCTGAAGGGAGGTGTCCTACGTGGATCAAAGCATCCTCAACAGCGTCAAGAAGATGGTCGGTGTCGACGCTTCTCTGACGGTCTTCGACCTCGACATCCTGACGCACATCAACGCTGTGTTCTCCGACCTCGAACAGCTGGGGATCGGTCCCGTCGGCGGGTTCATGATCGAAGATGATGCCCCCACGTGGGACGCCTTCCTCGGCAACGACCCTCGTCTGAGCTCCGTCAAATCGTACGTATATTTCCGCGTGCGGCTCATGTTCGACCCGCCTCAGACGTCTTACCTCATCGACTCGATGAACAAGCAAATCGAGAAGATGGAATGGCGGCTCAACGTGAACCGAGAGGGGGAAGCATGGACCGACCCGTCGCTGGTGCCGTAGCGGACGAGATCAGCGATATTCTCCGCCACTACGGCATCAAGGGCATGAAGTGGGGCGTTCGCAAGAGCGATGACCAACCGAAACCCGAGAGTCGCAGTGTCACGTTGAAGAACGGGGACAAGATCACTCTCGATGGTCGTCCGTCCCCGCTGATGTTCCGGTTGGTCGACCGCCTGAACCCGTACATCGACGCGAAGACATTCGAGCGGCAGCACTTCCACATCAAGGACAAGGACGGCAACCGAGTCGGAGAGACATATTTGTACTCCGAGTCTAAAGATGACTTGCACGTGGCGTGGATCGGTGTCAAGGACGAGTTCCGTGGTAACGGCTATGCTTCCGCGGTCATGAAGTCCACCATCGAACAGGCGAAGCAAAAGGGTTACAAGAAGGTGACCCTTCAGGCGATCACCGAGTCCAAAGACGCCGTCCATATCTACAAGAAACTGGGGTTCAAGGAGGACGAAAACCAGGATGATGCATGGGAAGGTCTCACCGACATGACGTTGAAACTTCAACATGGCGAAAACCTGGACGACATCCTCGCCCACTACGGCATCAAGGGCATGAAGTGGGGCGTCCGACGTGACAACCCCTCAGCTCAGCCGGCATCGTCCGACTACGAGACCGCCACGGCCGCCAAGGCCAAGGTGAAGGCCGGCGGAGTCAAGTCTCTGTCCAACGACGAACTCAAGACGTACCTCGAACGCATGGATCTGGAGAAGCGCTACAAGAAGGGCAATCCTTCAGCCAAGGACGAGGTGACCAAGTTCATCAAGGACACCCTTCTGCAGGTAGGCAAGCAGGAGGCGGCCAAGTACGTCGGTAAGCAGGTCGCCAAGGCTCTTGCCGGACGATAGTGGAAGGGAGGGTTCGCTGTGACCATGTCGAACACGGCCGTCCCGACATACTACGGGCAGTTCCGTGCCGCGGTAATCCGGGGTGAGATTCCGGTCAACCGGGAGATCTCTCTGGAGATGAACCGCATCGACGCGCTCATCGCCAACCCGAACATCTACTACGACGATGCTGCAGTTGAGGGATTCATCCTCTACTGCGAGAAGGAACTTACGCTCACCGATGGCAGCGATCTCCATCTACTGCCGACATTCAAGTTGTGGGCGGAACAGATCTTCGGGTGGTACTACTTCGTCAACCGAAGTATGTACGTTCCGGGCGAGAAAGGCGAAGACGGTCATTACGAGGACAAGGTAGTACGAAAGCGACTGACGACAAAGCAGTACTTGATCGTCGCTCGCGGTGCTGCCAAGTCCATGTACGCCGCTTGCATTCAGGCGTTCTTTCTAAACATCGATACATCGACGACGCATCAGATCACCACGGCGCCGACGATGAAGCAAGCCGATGAGGTGATGTCGCCATTCCGAACGGCAATCATTCGGAGCCGTGGCCCTTTGTTCAAGTTCCTGACAGAGGGCTCGATGCAGAACACGACGGGGTCCAAGGCCAATCGTGTGAAGTTGGCTTCGACCAAGAAGGGTGTCGAGAACTTTCTGACTGGCTCTATGCTCGAAGTTCGACCGATGTCGATCAACAAGCTGCAGGGTCTTCGACCGAAAGTTTCAACCATCGACGAATGGCTTTCTGGCGATCTTCGCGAGGATGTCGTGGGGGCTGTGGAGCAAGGCGCCTCAAAGCTGGACGACTTCTTGATTGTTGCGATCAGCTCAGAGGGGACCGTTCGTAACGGTTCTGGCGATACCATCAAAATGGAACTCGCCGACATTCTCAAGGGCGAGTACCAGGCGCCCCATGTCTCGATCTGGCACTACAAACTGGACGAGATCGAGGAAGTCGGCAATCCAGCCATGTGGTTGAAGGCCAATCCGAACCTCGGAAAGACCATCACCTATGACACCTACCAACTCGACGTTGAACGAGCTGAGAAAGCCCCGGCTGCCAGGAATGACATCCTGGCCAAGCGCTTTGGAATCCCGATGGAAGGCTACTCGTACTTCTTCACTTACGAGGAAACCATTCCCCATCGTCCTTCGCGCGAGTACTGGCAGATGCCTTGTGCTCTTGGTGCTGACCTCTCACAGGGTGACGACTTCTGTGCGTTCACATTCCTCTTTCCACTGCCACGCGGGTATGGGATAAAGACCCGAAGCTACATCACGACAACAACGCTCCACAAGCTGCCTGGTGCCATGCGCCAGAAGTACGAGGAGTTCATCGCCGAGGGCAGCCTTCATGTGCTTGAGGGTGAAGTCCTCGACATGATGGAGGTCTTTGACGACCTCGAAGCTCACATTGAACGCAAGAGCTATGACGTGCGCGCACTTGGGTACGACCCGTACAACGCAAAGGAGTTCGTCACTCGGTGGGAAGCCGAGAACGGTCCGTTCGGCATCGAGAAAGTGATTCAGGGGGCGAGGACTGAGTCTGTCCCGCTTGGGGAACTCAAGACTCTTAGTGAAGAACGATTGCTCAAGTTTGATCAAGAGCTCATGAAGTTCGCGATGGGTAACGCCATCACCATGGAGGACACGAACGGCAACCGGAAGCTGCTGAAGAAGCGGCAGGACGCCAAGATCGACAACGTGGCCGCCATGATGGATGCCTGGGTCGCCTTCAAGCTCAACAAGGAAGCCTTCGAGTAGCCACGAAAGGGGGTGACTCATGGCATTGCTATCCCGACTGAAGACCGGCTTGCAACACGCTTGGAACGCCTTCACGACGGACCCGTACGACAACCATCAGAACCATGGTGGGTTCAACTATGGCGGCCGGCCGGACCGACAGAGGATGTCACTCGGCAACGAACGTTCCATCATCGCGTCGATCATCACTCGAATCGCGATTGACACTTCCGAAGTACCGATCCGACACGTCCGGGTGGACGACGAAGAGCGCTACATGGAAGACATCAAGAGCGGTCTGAACGATTGCCTCAAGGTCGAAGCCAACATAGACCAGGGAGGCCGTCAATTCCGGCAGGATGTTGCACAGACGGTTCTGGAGAAGGGTGTAGCCGCCATCGTTCCGGTGGAGACCTCCGTGAACCCGGCTACCACCGGAGGCTTCGACATCAAGTCTCTTCGAGTCGGCGAGATCATCGCGTGGTTTCCGGATGCAGTCCGCGTCATGCTCTACAACGAGCGATCAGGTATGCGGGAAGAGATCACGCTTCCGAAGAAGTTCGTTGCCATCGTGGAGAATCCTCTCTACACGGTGATGAACGAGCCGAACTCGACTTACCAGCGGCTGATCCGGAAGTTGAACCTGCTGGACACCACGGACGACGCGAACAGCTCCGGCAAGCTGGACATGATCATCCAGCTACCGTACGTGATCAAGTCCGAGGCTCGCCGGCAGCAAGCTGAACAACGCCGGAAGGACATCGAGTTCCAGCTGAAGGGCAGCCAGTACGGCATCGCCTACACGGACGGAACCGAGAAGATCACTCAGCTGAATCGGGCTGTGGAGAACAAGCTCCTCGACGAGGTCAAGTACTTCACTGACATGCTGTTCAACCAGCTGGGTCTCACGCCGGCTGTCATGGACGGTACCGCGGACGAAGCGGCCATGAACAACTACTTCTTCCGTACCATCGACCCGATCCTCGACGCGATCAGCGAGGCCATGCGTCGAGCGTTCCTGACGAAGACTGCTCGGACTCAGGGTCACTCGGTCGAGTGGTACCGCAACCCGTTCAAGCTCGTCGCCATGGAACAGCTCGCCGAGATCGGCGACAAGTTCGTCCGGAACCGCATCGCGACCGGTAACGACATCCGAACCGCCATCGGTTGGAAGCCTGCCAAGGACCCATCCGCGGACAAGCTGACTAACCCCAACATGCCGACCGACAAGCAACTCGGTCCGGCTCGCCGACAGCTCGAACTCGAACCGGCTCCGTCGGAGTCGCCACCTCAACTGATAGAGACGGGAGGGAACCGTCAAAATGGTACCTGACTTTGGCGGATGGGCCACCAAGGCCAACCTCAAGTGCTCTGACGGCCGGACGATTCTGCCCGATGCCTTCAAGCACATGGACAAGCAGCAAGTCCCGCTTGTCTGGATGCACGGCCACAACAGCAACGCCAACGTGCTGGGCTATGCCGTACTGGAACACCGAGACGGCGAGGGGGTCTACTGCCAGGCGTACTTCAACGAGACGCCGGGTGGCAAGAACGCCAAGCTGCAGGTCGCCCACGGCGACATCAAGTTCCTGTCAATCATGGCCAACCAGCTGGTCGAGAAGGTTGTCAACGGCGGTAAGAGTGTCATCCACGGCATGATCCGTGAAGTCTCGCTCGTGCTGGCCGGTGCCAACCCCGGTGCTGTGATCGACTTCGTTCGCATCGCCCACAGCGATGACCCGGACGACTTCACCGAGCTGACCGACGAGGCTGTCATCAAGACCGGCACGGAGATCGAACTGATCCATGCCGTGGACGGTGTCGCTGATGCCAAGCCCGATGCCAAGACCGTCGATGATGAAGGTCCGACGCTGCAGGAGGCTTACGACAACCTCGACGAGGAAGCCAAGAGCGTCGTACACGCGTTCGTCAAGGCCGCCCTGGAAGCCGGTGCTTCCGCGGAGCACTCGGACACCGACGACAAGTCGGGCGAGGGCCAGGACGACAAGAAGGACGAGGGCGCCGGCGACGGTACCGACTCCGACGACAAGACCGACGAGGGCGACCTCAACCACCAGGAAGGAACCGGCGCTATGACGCGCAACGTGTTCGACCAGTCCGCGACCGGCACCCTGCCGGACGGCAAGAAGGCTCTGACCCACGCCGAATTCAAGGCGATTGCCGCCAAGGCCGTCAAGGTCGGCTCGCTGAAGGAGGCCCTCGACGAGGCCGCTCTCGCGCACGGTGTCGAGAACATCGAGATTCTGTTCCCGGACGCCAAGGCGATCTCTGCCACCCCCGAGTGGAACAAGCGCCGGACCGAGTGGGTCGCCAGCGTCCTCGGCGGCGTCGACCGTCGGCCGTTCTCCCGGATCAAGACCCTCGTCGCGGACATCACGCAGGACGAGGCGCGGGCCAAGGGTTACATCACCGGCTCGTACAAGAAGGAAGAGTGGTTCTCGGTCACGACCCGGAAGACCGGGCCGACCACGATCTACAAGAAGCAGAAGCTCGACCGGGACGACATCCTCGACGTCACGGACTTCGACATCGTCGCCTGGCTGTGGGGCGAGATCCGTCTCATGATCGAGGAGGAGATCGCGCGTGCGATCCTCTTCGGTGACGGCCGCGACGTGGGCGACCCGGACAAGATCGCCGACCCGATGGCTGCGGCCTCCGGCGACGGCATCCGCTCGATCACCAACGAGCACGAGCTGTACATGACCACGGTCTGGGTCAACCTGGCCGACGCGAACTCGAACTACCACGAGTTCATCGAGACCGTCCTCCGCGCCCGCCGCTTCTACAAGGGCACCGGCCGGCCGACCCTCTTCACCACCGAGCAGCACCTCACCGAGATGCTCCTGCTCAAGGACGAGACCAACTCGAACCGTCGCCTGTACTCCGGTGAGGCGGACCTGGCTGCGGCTCTGCGTGTCAGCTCGATCATCGCGGTCGAGGCCATGGAGGGTGAGGACGACCTCGTCGGCATTCTCGTCAACCTGAACGACTACACCGTCGGCACCGACCGGGGCGGCGAGCTCACCCGGTTCGACGACTTCGACATCGACTACAACCAGTACAAGTACCTCATGGAGACACGGCTCTCCGGCGCGCTCACCAAGATCAAGTCCGCTCAGGTCATCCGCACGACCGCCGCGGCCAACGTCCTGGTCGCTCCCGACAAGCCCGGCTTCGTCGCCAGCACCGGCGTCATCACCATCCCGACCAAGACCGGTGTCGTCTACAAGGATGGCTCTCCGACGGGTGCCACCCTGACCGCCGGTGCTCAGGCTGCTCTGGCCGAGGGTGCCTCCAAGATCGTCTACGCCGTCCCGGCGGCGGGTTACTACTTCGCCACCAACGCGGACTCCAACTGGACGTTC